ACACCGGCAAAGAAGGTTTTGACGAAGACTTTCTAAAGACCCTAAACGCTATCCGCGAAGAGTGCGGTTTTAGCTTTGCCCTATCCTCTGCTTACAGGTCTCCAGAACACCCTATAGAAGCCCGTAAAGAGGTGCTAGGAGCGCATTGCACCGGAAAGGCAGTAGATATACTAGCCAGCGGAGAAAAGGCGTTAGAAATCGTTAGAGTGGCCCAAAAGCATGGTATACAGAGAATTGGTATACAGCAGAAGGGTTCGGGTCGGTTTATACACCTAGATGGCTGTACCGAAGATGACGGATTCCCTTGCCCTGCTCTGTGGAGCTATTAATATCAATATGAATGGTGTTATACTTTTCAGGCGCGATAATGCGTACACTTTTGAATAGTGAATTATGTATCCCCCTTTGGCCCTGCTTATTGCGGGGCTTTTTTTTGCATATTAATTAACAAAAGAGTTTACTTTGTGGTCTAGTTGTGTAATTATAATCGCACATTCAATAAAACAAGGTAATAAATTATGTATCAAGTTAATCAAATCGTTAAAGGCATCAAAGCAGGTACTTTTGTAGTTTTAGGATTTAGAAGCATAGATGGTCAGGATTACGCGCAGGTTAAAAGCGTAAACCCAGCAAACTACGCGCAAACTTCTGGCGGTGAATTTGCGCTACCACTAACAGCTATCAGATCAATCTAAATAAAGCGCCCCTTCGGGGGCATTTGCTGTAGGAGGCAACATGGGAATCAACGATCTAAATGATCTGGAGCGCGGTGAGTATGACTGCGTTCTAGGTTATCAAGCCCTAGACGGGCAATCAGAGGCTTACTATTTTGGTTATGGTGAGCAGTATGCAAAAGAACAGACCATAGGAGGTCAACAATGAAATCAAGCGAATCAATCAATGAGTTAGCCAGCGCACTATGTAACGCGCAGGGTCAAATGGGGGGTGCTGTTAAAGACAGTGCCAACCCTTTCTTTAAGTCTAGCTACGCCGATCTAACGTCAGTTATCAAGGCAATCAAGCAACCGTTTTCTGACAACGGATTAAGCTATACCCAGTTCCCAGTTAGTAATGAAAATGGCGTTGGCGTATCTACGCGCCTGATGCACGTATCTGGTCAATGGCTGGAGATGGATTACACCCTACCGACTGTCAAGAAAGACCCGCAGGCATCAGGGTCAGCTATAACGTACGCAAGACGGTACGCTTTACAGTCAATCGCAGGCATACCCACAGCAGATGATGATGCAGAATCTGCAATGCTACGGGGTGATGATAAAAAGCCTTTAAATGATTATCAATCTTCACACCTTAAACATTTGCTTGAGGAAACTGGCGCAGATGTTGCCAAGTTCTGTAAATGGCTAAAGGTTAAATCAGTTGATCAGGTTCTGGCTGTACATTACGACCGCGCTGTTGCCGCACTAGAGGCTAAGAAGTGATCATCCTAGACCATGAGCAGGGTTCACCCGAATGGCTTGCTGCAAGACTGGGCAAGCCTTCTGCAAGCATGTTTTCCAAGCTAATAACACAGACTGGAAAGCCAAGCACCTCTGCTGATGGGTATGTCAATGAGTTGATAGCAGAACGCCTTACAGGGCAATCTGAGCCGTTCCACGTTACTGAGTGGATGCAGCGCGGCACTGAGCTAGAGCCAGAAGCTAGGGAGGCGTATGAGTTTATATCTAGCAATGATGTTATCGAGACTGGCTTTATTCTACATACTAGCTATGAGTTTGGCTGTTCGCCTGATGGTTTGATATTGGATCAGGGTGGGCTAGAGATTAAATGCCCAGCCCCTAAGACTATGGTTAGCTATCTACGTGATCCCCAAGTCGGTGTTAAGAAATACTGGCAGCAGATTCAGGGCTGTATGTGGATTACCAAACGTGATTGGTGGGACTTTTTCGCCTACCATCCAGAAATGCCGCATGTTCTAGTGCGGGTTGAACGCGATGAAGAATATATCGCAAAACTAGCCATCGAAGTCCAAGGGGCTGTGGCTGAAATACTAAACCAAGTGGAGAAGTTAAAATGAAAGTAGGACTATCTGTAAGAATTGATGTTACCAAGATTGACAAGTCACGCCTGTATAAAGGCGCAAAGGGAACGTATCTTGATCTAACTACCTTTGTCGATACTGAGCAGCAAGATCAGTATGAAAACAATGGCTTTATTAGCCAGTCAACTACCAAAGAAGAGCGCGAGGCACAGGTGCAAACGCCTATTCTTGGTAATGTTAAGGTTTTCTTTACTGATGGGGCGCAAGCTAAACAGCCGCAAAAGGAAATGAGTATTGAAGAACTGGATGATGACGTACCGTTCTAGCCTAAAAAAGCCCCCCGCGAGGGGGGCAAACCATAGGAGTGGTTGCTGATCGGGGGAACCAGCTCAATTAATATAGCACAGGAATTTTCACGATGGAATTAATAGACGCAGGCAAATGCCTTAAAGCAGCACAAAAGGACAAAGGTATTACTAGCCGTGAACTGGCTAAACGTAGCGGGACATCACCGCAGCAGATGTTAAGGTGGCGCTCCAATAAGAACATGAAGCTACATACTATCCAGCTTCTAACCTTCCATTTAGGTATAAGCATTGATGCTTTTATAGCATTTGGTTATAAATAGACAAATAAGTTTATTTTTAGATTTAGATAGATTAAGGTAGCAAAAGTATTCGGGCTAGAGCAGACATGAATTGACATGTCCCTTCGGGTGGCGAACTCCCTAACAGAATGCCATAGACGCGGTTGACCCTCCGCACATAGCCCTCAAAGCAAATCGGTTTTTGCTGCGAGATAGTTTGGCGATACGATACGAATACGAATTAACCGCTAAGTTGCATTAGCCCTTAGATCGAATAATTTACGAGAAACAGTCGTAAAAGGGTTAAATCATCTTAAATAAAGTGTTTCTAAAAGTAACAAAAGAAAATTATAAGAAGCATATTTACTAACTTTATCGGGCGAGGCTTGCCGAGCCATAGGAGAACAAAATGGGAATTACAATTAATGGCATCCAGAATGAGAAAGATGCTCAATTTAATATAACAGAGCAAGACATCCGCAACACTGTTGTCAAAATGCCTAAGAGGATATATTCAGCAAGAGCCAGTTTAGAAACTTGGTATGGATCAGTCGAGATTACTGGTTGGACTTTGCACAATATTTTTCAGCAGTGTTTAGTGCAGAACAAAGAGTTTAGGAAACTTGTTAAGTTGTTTATTGATGAGCTAGATGATGGCAAAGAGCATTTGTACACTTGTAAAAAGTATTAATTAATTAGACTGTAGGAGGTCACAATGAACGGTAAATGGTCACAAGAAAACTTTAATTTGCATCACGAAAAAAACCCTGAGATATACGAAATGTTTGTTAGGTTCGCATTACAGGTTGCAAGCCGCAGGTCGTATTATTCAGCAAAAAATATATTTCATCGCATTCGGTGGGAAACCATGATTGAAGAAAATGATAGCCAGTTTAAAATTGATGATGGTTGGATTAGTCATTATGCAAGGAAATTTGCTGGTGAGTATCCTGATCACCGTGATCTGTTTAGATTCCGCTGTCGCGCAAAAAGCTATCATGGGGTGAACAATGCTGCTTAATACTAAAGAAAATTGGCAACCAGAACAGGCCGATATCATCCAATGGAGTAGGGCTTACCCAGCAGTTAACGTAGATCAAGAACTGATGGCTATGGAATCATGGTTAGACGCTAACCCTACTAAGCGCAAGACCAAGGCGGGGATTAAACGCTTTGTTAATAGCTGGCTATCTAGAGCGCAGAACCAAGGCGGTAGTTCACCGATTGCTAAAAGCTACAAGAAGGCCGATAGCATAAGAGCTAGAACCCTTGACGAAAGCCTAACTGATATTACTTGGCTACCACCAGAGCAGCAGCAAGAGATGAAGCAATACTATCTTGCGCAACGTGGGTTCTATTACGATGGGGAGTTACGACATGGGAGCCGTTAATAAACCAAGGTTGGTTCAATATCTAAAGCATCCTTCTTGTAGAGAATGCCCTGACCGCTTCTGCGGTTGTCATACATCCCAACTTAAGTACGGTAAAGCATACACGTACAAGCAACTAGCCGAGGCTGTTAATGTTAGTAAGGCAACGATTAAGGGTAGGCTGTATGGTAAGCCGCACTGTACTGATCGTGATCTCTACAGGGTTGGTGATAGGGGCAAGAAACCTTCGGATTATATGAAGCGGGCTAGAGGCTCTGACAAGCTAGAAACTCGAAGCCAGCAATTATCAGGTAAATGGTTGAGGTTGGCATTATGAGTCAGGGTGACTTTGTGCAAA